TACCTCCACATTACACAAGGTCTTTTGTATTTAGTTTCACCTCTGAAACCACTGTCTACAATCAAACCTTGATTGCTTAGTTCAGATATTCTTGGTTGTATCTGACACATATCATAACCTAAACGTTCAGCAATCATGGTAGCACTGTAAATATGATCTTGCTTTTTTGAAAAAAATTGTAAGACCTCTTGTCTTAGTGTTAGTTTTTTCTTTTTATTTTTGGTTGCTGCTTTATAACTTGTGTCTTGTTTTTGATAGCCTATGCCATCAGATGTGTAACCACTAGCTTGAGTCATTTTATATCTCCACTCCAATATAAATCTCGTTCAATTCTACCACCAAACTGTAAAGTCATAGATTTTAGTTCATTTAAATCTACATATCCAAGCTCAGTTTCATAACCTAGATTGCAATGACCAAATGCTATGTCATTGTCATCTAGTTCTGATAAATACCAAGTGCCTACACCGTATGGATTAAATAGTTTAACGATTGGTGCAAATGTTTTCTCGCCATCTGCGTTAGCTTTATGGTTAGCACGCAGTTGGCTTTCTATTTTCTTTGTTAACAATTCCATTGTTCTTCCTCTCTTTTTATGATGGCTTCAGCATGGTCAACTGCATATCTACCATACTTTTCATATTTCTTTTTGATCCATGCTATAGCTTGATCATTGGTCATGCCTTTGTCATTCCAACAGTAAGCAAGTGTAGTTTCTATTTCAATTTCAAGATCACTGTTTCTTCCCATCAGTACCTCCTATGATTTTATATTCTGGTATTGAATCACCAATTATATTTTCTAATGTGTGTTCATTCTTTCTTTCGTTTAAAGTTTGCATAGTATCACACATTTCACCAAGCATTTTTGACTCTATCTTTTTGAAAAGATAATCAAAAATTATTTCTTTTAATTTTTTATCTCCATAAATTTGCAATAGTACAGCCAGGTTGCTGACTGTCTGACTGTCTGAAAGCCACTCTGAAAGTTTAGTAAGTTGCTGCGGAGTTTCTACTATCTCTAGTAGTTTGTCTGCTAGATGTATATAGGGATTGGTATTTGGCATGGTGCCTCCTCTCTTTCAATGGTTTTATTGTATACTATTGTGCAAGAAATACAACTAGTATTATGTATATCATGGTAAACAACCATGCTCCTGTTAACATTCCAAGTAAAAACTGACGTATCACATTAACCTCCTTTCTTTCTTAATTTATTTTTAGCATTAGCTTTTTCTACTGCTCTGTTGAATATATATACAAACATAGATTCTTTACTTGGTGTATTGATATTATTATTTATGAATCCTCTTGCTAATAATTCTTGTGTTATCTTTTTCATGTTACTCTCCTTTTCTGGTTATAATGATTCAATAGCACAAATAAACAAACGATATATCATATGTTTATTAGTGATATTGAGTAGAGAGGCCAGACTAGCTAGCCTCTCTTGATAACTGGACCTAAAGTCCAGCTATCCTACGAGCATCACTACTGATGGCTTGGCTGTTAGTTACCATCTTAGATTTAGGAGAGTAACTATACTCTTTACCAGTGTGATCTTTGTAAGCTTGCTTACACGCTGTCAAGCGTTGTTCAGTGGCATCAAGTTCTGGTTCCATTCGTTGATAGAGTGCAACCTTTGTCTCAAGGTTGACGTCGACAACTTCTGAACCTTCAGCTGGTATAAGTTCCTTGATCTCAGCTCTTAACTCATCCATCTTTTTAACTCTATAGTTATGTGAATTTTGTGCAGTGTAGCACATATCTTTGAAAACAGCTTCGATAAAAGACTCGTTAAGCTCTGGGTAAGTTTGTCTAGGATGTTTAGCGAGAGCCTCTACAAGTTGTACAAGGGTTGCGTTCTCAAGTGTTACTTTTTTAGTAGTTGTACTCATTTTTACCTCCATGAGTTAGTTGATTTATGCAGACACAAGGACACACCTTAGACGACGACCACTTGGGAGGAGCTTGTACCAAGTCTACATTAAAGCACAACGACCACTTGGGAGTGAATTGTCGAAGCCATCGAAACACAATAATAGAGCCTCCCACTTGGGAGGCACAATTATCTCGATGGCAAGGTGCTTTTCTGTAGACTTGGTAGCTAAGGTGTGTCAGAAGTGGCAAGTAAATCTACTAATGAAATGGAGTACAAATGTGTACAATGGATAAAAAAGTGACGCTTGAGAACCAAGCCTTGTGACAACTTGTAGAGGTTTGAGCGATTGTATAGTGTGTTGTATAGTATGAACTTAACCAGAGGTTAACGAGGCTTGTTCGAAGCTGTTTTTCATATATGTGATACGCAGTACAAAAGGCACATGGCTATCAAGTAAAATGATGGTTGAGTTAAGAGATGAGTCAAGGTCTTGTAGCAGATGAGGGTTCAGTATTGGAGAGGTTGACCTTGAGATGAAGGTGGAACACTAGCAATGATTGGGACAAGACCTTGAGGTTCACTTGTATGACGGTTGACAGAGGTTAAGCAATGTGCAAGATTACACATAAAGAGGATAGTTATATGACAGAGCTAAGTGTTCAACTAACCGACAAACAAGTGAAGCTTGTTGATACGCTTGTAGCCACTGGGTGCAGTATCAAAGAGGCAGCTGGTATTGCTGGCTACGCTAAAGGAGAGTCAGGTCGTGTGTCTGCTAGCAAGGCATTACGGACACCTAAGGTACAAGCCTACATGCAGACAGCAATACAGCAGACTCTTGGACTAAATGCTACGTATGCGGCGCATAAGTTGTCAGAGCTTAGCACTGGTGCAAGAAGTGAGTATGTTCAGTTGGAAGCTAGCAAAGACATACTTGATCGGGCAGGGTTTAAAGCTCCTGACAAACATATGCATCTGCATACGGGTGGTATTAAAATCAACATACAGCTGGACTAAATGCATAGCGTGTCAACAAACTATAGGGGGGGAAAAACAGTGGAAGTGTTACAGCAAGTAGTGGTCTACTCACATTTTTAGTCAGAAAGGTTCGTTATGGCAAAAACACCAGCTTGGACAAGAAAAGAAGGAAAGAACCCTAGAGGTGGTTTAAATGAAAGAGGTCGTAAGAGTTATACTCAAGGGACTTTGAAACCACCAGTTAAGAGAGGTGATAATCCTCGTCGTGCTTCTTTCTTAGCTCGTATGGGAAATATGAAAGGACCAGAAAGAGATTCTAAGGGTAAGCCGACTCGGTTGCTTCTTAGTTTAAAAGCTTGGGGTGCTAGTTCAAAGTCAGATGCTAGAGCCAAAGCAAAAGCAATTAGTAAAAGGAATAAAGCATAATGGTAAAGAAAACCCCAAAACAAATTGCAGCTATTAAAAAGGCAAAGCAAAATAAAGATACGAAAGTTATAGATGTTGCTATAACTAAACCTAGTAGTTGGGATAATATGCGACCAAAAGAAAGATTACATTACTTACATAATACGTATAACGATTTTAAAGCAAAAGGTATACGACATGAAAAACTTCATAAGGCTATTCTAAAAATGCTTAACCAAATGGAACAGGATATTGAAATGGGGAATGCAGACAAATGGCGATAAACAAAGAACCAGAAGTTGAAGTTTTGAAACCAGAGGAGATGTCAGATCAAGAGATGGCTGATTTGTGTGAAAAAGAAGTAGACAAACAAGTTAAATGGATATTAACAAGAAAGTTATTTGAGTAGGATTTAATTATGGCAGTAAACGCAGCTGGTAATTATACAAAACCAACAATGAGAAAAAGTTTATTCAACAGAATCAAAGCTGGTGGTAAAGGTGGCAAACCTGGGCAATGGTCAGCAAGAAAGGCACAGATGCTGGCTAGGATGTATAAAGCCAAAGGTGGAGGTTACACTTGAAAGCTCCTCAACGATCTTTACTTAATTGGGGTAAGCAGAAGTGGAGAACTTCTGATGGTTCTCCATCAAAAGGTAAGAAAAGATATTTACCAGATAAGGCTTGGAAGTCTTTGAGTGCTGGTGAGAAAGCGGCAACGAATCGTGCTAAAGCAGAAGGAAATAGAAAAGGAAAGCAATTTGTTAAACAACCTAAGAGTATTGCTAAGAAAGTGAGGAAGTATCGAACATGAGTATACTATCTAAAATATTATTTTTTTGGTTGCCTTCAAGGAAGCCTAAATCAACTACACCAAAATATCTATCTAAACGAACTGAACGAACTAAACGAACTAAAAAGAAGAAATGAGTTTTTTACATACTCTAAATAATAAAGAAAGAAGAATACTTAGGAACGTAGTTAAGACAGTACATCTTAAACATTTTCCAAAGCAATTCTGTACGGATTACGAAGCTGATAGATTAATTGCAACGATTGCACCAGAAACGATTGAGAAGTTAATTAAAGTAGGTGTAAACTATAAGATTGACGAGAGGTAATATGGAAAAACTTAACACAAAAGATTATGTAGATTTATATAGAATATACAAAAGAAAGATGGGTCACAATAAAGCTATTATTGCGATTAAAAGAGATTTTGGTGTTAATACAGCAAAAACAGTAGAAGATTTTTTAAGTAAAAAATAATTGTGGCTTCTTTTGATTACAAACCAGATGGGAATACTATTAAAGTATTTATGAAAGACTCTAATTTTTTTAGAGGGATTAGAGGTCCAGTTGGTTCTGGTAAGTCTGTTGCTTGTTGTGTTGAGGTATTTCGAAGAAGCC